TGGCATTACCTGATGGACGCTCAATATAGCAGAATCGGAAATGATCTGGACAAGCCGTGTTTCACCCTGATAGCAAGAATGGATAAAACACCGCCTTACCTGGTTGAAATTAGCCAAGAAGAACAAATGCAGCCTTTTATTCAAGTTGAAGGAAACGTCGTTGTTTATGAGATCTATGAGACGGATTCGCCCATGCTACAGAAGATCAAAGAATTTATGGCTCATTATGGTTTGATGGATATCAAAATGCGTATGCTGAAGATACAGGAGCTTAAAGAAATCATGGGATTCCCGAAAGATTATGTGCTGATTGGAACCCAGGCAGACCAGAAAAAATTTATCGGTAACGCGGTTGAAGTAACAATGGCCCGGAAAATCTGTGAAGCTACTGCAAATCGATTATTTGAATTAAGAAAAGCAGCTTAAATGATATTAACAAGATTAGGAAATAAAAGAAGAATGAGTAAAGAATTAATCGGCCATTTTCCGGAGCACAGGATGCGAATAGAATTATTCTTTGGTGCTGGAGGTAGTTTTTTTTATCTACCTAAAGCCAAATATACTATCGTAAACGATTTAGATGATGATGTAACAAACCTTTACATGGTTGTTCAAAACCATCTCAATGAATTCAGAGAGCAAATAAGAATTGTTCCATTGACTGAAAGCTTAATGAAGCACTGGAAGAGAAACAAAGAAATAGATCCTATAAAAAAAGCTTTGAGATTTATTTTCCTTTCGAATTTTTCATACATGGGGAAAGGGGATACTTTACGATTAGGGTTAGATAATGCAAAGCAATCTGTATTAAAAAATCTCGATAAAACATTTCATCTTCTCCAGGATGTTAAAATAATGAATCGAGATTTTAGAGAAGTTTTACCTGCTATTAGTTTTAGTAAAGGCTTAAACGATAGAGACAAATGCTTCGTTTATTTAGACCCTATTTACCACGATACTGAACATTATTATAGTGTGCCTAAATGGAGCGAAAAAGATTCAATCGACTGTCTCGATTTAATGGTTGAATGCGGCATAAGATCAGCCATGTCGGAGTTCGATAGTGATTTTATAATTAGAGAAGCTGAAGCACGAAATCTAAATATTATTCCTCTAAAAAGCAGGGCTAACATTAAAAATAGAAGGACTGAAATTTTAATAACGAATTATAAAAGTCACAAACTATTTACAGTATGATATGGGAAAAGAATTTATCACCCGAATAATCGAATCTTCCGGAAGAACCTCAAAGCAATTTGCAATTGATATAGGAGTGAATCCAAGTACTATTCAAAAGTGGCTTTCCGGAGAACACAAACCTTCTCCAAATAATCAAATTGCTATAAGATCTAAATTTAAAAAAGAAATCGCAAAACTTTATAAATAAATACTATGAGAACAAAAAAAAACAAACTCACATATCTAGAAAATGCTTACATCCGTATGCAAGCTGTAGACGCTCTTTATTTTGAAATTAAATATATTTTAAAAGCATTAAAGTATGAATTCAATAAAGAGCTTTTGAGACAAGGCCTACAATACTTTCAAGAATGTTATAGATCAAGACCCATAAAATATCCGGGAGATAATATTTACTTAGAAATATTCGTGTGTGGAATTAAAAAAGGGCTTAGTCAAGAAGAGGCATGCGAATATTCAAAAGCAATAATTGATCGAGAAATGAAATTTATTGATGGTAGTATTCTCTCTGGTTTTTATTACCGTGAAAATTGGTTCGATTAACAATAAACAAAAAATAAGTTATGGAAGAATTTGAAGAAATGGAAATGCCAACACCATGTATTCATTGTGGTGATTTGTTTGATTTGAATGACGGCTACGGATCCGATAAGTGGCATCCAAATATTACAATCTGTGATAAATGCCATGAAGAAGAAGAAAAGGAAATTGAAAGAGATGAAGAGATTGAAGATTATATTGATAATCTCTCGGATGCAGAAGAAAATGTTAAACGTTATCGAAAATTACTAACCGAATTAGGAGTTGATCTTCCGGAAAAAAAACAAAATATAACCTGTTTAATGGATAAAGCTGCAAAATGGGATAAACTTGATGAAGAGATATCAAAGTTTTACGGCGATGAAGAAGAAGAACAAGGAACTCTTCTCGATATCGGAGAAGCTGCAGCTCGTGCGTTTGGATATTTATAACAAAAAATCAATAGTTATGACAAAAGAACAGAAAATAAAAGAGGCATTTGGGGAAAGTTGGAATCGTCTTACTATATCAATGCAAAAACATATTTTAGAGGTGCATCATTGGGTTGATAGATCGCAAAATAGAATGAATTTATCTCCAGAAGATTTAGGTTTTAACGAGAAAACAGAGTGTGAAGTTCATTGTGAATTTTGGCGACCCATTCAATTAAAAGGAATCGAAAACAACAACGGCTGGATAAAGATTGAAAGGGAAGACGATTTTCCTGATGAAGATGTACTTGTCTGTAATATCAATGGTAATAAGATAACATTTTTTCATGATGCTCTTAAGCCTTTTGGTAAAAAATACACACACTATCAACCAATAGAAAAACCTAAACCTCCAATTTACTAGCGACATTAAACATTTAAAAATCAAAAAAATTATGAGCGACAATAAACCACTATCATTTTACGGCCAAATAGATTATACCGAATTAAGAGAAGCCTTGAAAACCGGCAAAGTAAAAGCCACCTGGGTTGATTTTAAAAACAAAGGAAAGCGTTTAATGGTTGATATCAATGTCTGGGTAAAAGAAGAGGCTGATCAATATCAGCACAACGCCTCAATCCAGGTTCAGAACAAAGAAGAATTCCAAGGTGAAAACAAGGCATTCATTGGTAATCTCAAATATAAAAAGCCAAAAGCTGTAGAAGCTTCTCCGGAATCAGTTTCGGATGCAGTAGGCAGTGATGAAGAAGACGATCTTCCTTATTAATTTTTAAGTCGTGTGAGAATTCTCCCGGTGATGTATATATCACCGGGATTTTTTATGATCGATTCTCAGCGGTTTAATTTACAGTTCCAAAATCATTGCTAAAACAAAGGGGAGGGGCAAGCTTTCAATCCTCCCCACACCCCCCCCCATAAAATTTATTTATTTTTGTAATATTGTAATTAAGAACCAAAAACCCCGAATTGTAAGGGCTTACAGTATATTTTATTTTTTGTAATACTTAATTAGTAATTACAAAATAATTGTAATAAAAAAGAGTATTACAAAACTCTTACAAATCCTCTTTCGAGGTATTACAAGCTTTATTAAAATACAAATGACTGATAATCATTTAGTTATTACATAATTACAGACTTACAAAAAAAAATCAAACTTTTAGTATTTTTATGAGTTATCTATAGTATCAAATGATATAAATTGTATCTTTGCGTAAAGACTAATAGATGAAGTCAGAACGTTTATATATCAGTAAGTTATATCTTATTTCTGCTGCTGACCTGTATGATGGCATTCAGGATGAAGAAATTATTTTTAAAACTCAAAATCTAGAGCCAATTTACATTACTCCTGGGACCGCTTTTTATACTTGGGATCGTAAAAACACCTCTTCCGGATATTATTATATTAATGAAATAGTCTACTCAGAACCCGGTCTTGGTGATCAAAATTCAATTGCAGAATTAAATAAGACAAAAGCTATTGTGGCAATCACTCAAAATGGAAGGAAAATAGTCATGTACAGAAATGATTATTTCAACAATCTTAAATTGGTTCCAGAGGTTGATTCTACAACGGACCGCACACGTATAAAATTTTCACTTTCCAGTTTGGATGTATTATAAAATGATAAGACTTCGCCCAATAGAAATTCCTGGTTACTTAATTCCTTTTATTTTGAAGGAATGTGATGGTATTTCAATTCTGAAAGATGGCGGAGAGTATAAACAAATTCTTATTGAGCCTAAAAGCGTTCTGGGGCAGTTCCTATATGCCAGACTTAAATATGAAAAACCTATACGTGAATTTTGTCTCACAATATATGCGAACACAGAAGGTAAAAAGAAAGTTTTTTCTACGGAAATTTTAAATTTTTACAATACTGCTGAATTCTCAATTGATTTGTCTTTTGATGACTTGGAGTGTTTTTATAAGTTTATTGACTCTTATTTCAGAACTTACTTTTGCTTTTTCATAAAAGGTTATTGTAAAGGTAATATTTACAAAAGCAAAATTAAGAAAGCAATAGATGAGTTTTGTGATATGTATGATCTTTATGAGTATGGTTATTCACAGAATCAAATGCGAATATTATATTACCGGTACACCAACAATGGAGTTCTTTCGCTTTTCCAAAATAATAACAAATTGAATTACGGCTTTTTTGGTGTAACATAATAATCACGCTCTGAATTGGACTTTTGTAAAAAAAATTGAATGTCTAATTTCAGATTGAACGCGCGAAAACCGAAAAACAGTGCGGGGCTTCCTACACCAAAAGGAGAGCTTTATCTTCTTTACATACAGGATATTGTTTCACTACCTCCGGTAGCCGAAAAAGGAATTCTATGTAATGGAGATATTCACTTAAAAAATGGGCGAAGATTTCATATACTGTATTTGACTCCCAGTACACAAAAAAGAAATATAAAATCTGACGGAGAAGTTGATTCCAGAGGGTTTAAAAAGAAAGTCACCGGGAATTTTCCTGGAGATGACTTGGAAATTCATCAATTCGTTAAAAATAATATTAATCAGGGTTTTGTCATAATAATGAATTCTTATGATAAACAATACCATCGGATTTATGGAAGTATTGAAAATCCTTTGTATTTCACGGGAGATTTTAATGATGATGATTCTGGAAAAGGATATGAGTTAACATTTGAACAAAACTTTGCAGACGAAAATCCACTTCTCTTTTATAATGGAACAATTGTACTTGATGAAAGCGCTATTGAGGATCCAGATATAAATTTTGACGGTTTATTTGCAAGGCGAGATGGTTCGAATCTTAATAAGGATCAAGTAGATAAATGGGCAGAGATGCTCGAAGGAAAATTTATAAGAGAAAATTTTTTCCCAATTAATAACCAATGGTAATTTAGTTTTATGACGAATTTTTTAGTTCCTGTAACAGTAGATGTTTTGCCTAAGATTTCAGATTTAAAAGGTAAGCAAGGAATGTTCATACTTCCTGATGGGTCTATTAATATTAATAGACAGAATGGTACTTGGGTGATCATAAATAAAAAATCTGATCATGCAGGTGTTTTAAAGCCTACAGATATCCCGGTTGTTCATCCAGGTGATGCTAAGTGGTATTGGGCTCGTGCAGGTACATATACTAATGCTGGTGGTGTTATTATTGAAAATTTTGGTATTATTTCCTACAGTGGTACTAAGTGGGAAAAGAATGAACTTGAAATTCCTGCAGGAAGTGAATATTTAGATTTAGTTGATTCCGGTCTGCCTAATAATCTATTCAATATTAACAGTACCGGGATACAGTTGGGAAAGGCTATAAATTCTGCGTTTAATCTCGGTGATTTTGCAGGATTTAAATTATCTCACTGGATTCCTGCGGAACCAAATACACAGTATACGTGGCTAAAGTACGGTATTGGCGGCCGTCATATGCAATTTACAAAAGCAGATAAAACAAAGGTTGCCAGTTCCCCAGGAGGTGCTACTGTAGGAATACAGGGTGGTACGCCCAATGTAAGGTTTACTTTTACTACTCCTTCTGATTGTTTCGGTGTATATTATAATTGTATGTCAAATGGTGAAGCTCAAATCCCTCCTCAACTTATGCTCGTTAAGGGAAATGGATTAAAATCCGACGGTATTACAGAGCTGGACTTTATACCTTTTGGAAACTCTTCATCTAACTCTGTAATTGTCGCGCAATCTGGGCTCACATTGATCGCAGATAATCTTAAAGAAGGCGCTAAAATGGGAGGCAATCTTATCGCTACAGTTAATATTTTGCCAGCATTTGTCCAACCTATACCTCCTAATTTTATGACTATTGTCGCATCTGGGACATCTATCACGAACGGTGTTGGGTCAGATGGGGGCTTTGGAGTCGATCTCAGTAGAACCTGGAGATTCATTTTGCAAACGACTTTACGCAATGTATTGGGGAGGTCCATTAACATTATCAATGGAGGGGGTAATGGCCAGAATACAACAGCAATGAGAAATGCGTTTCCGGCATTGCTCACAGGTGTTTCTGGGCAGGTTGTGATTATTGAAGGGGCTATAAACGACTGTCAAACGTCAGGAGCTGGAATTCCGGTTGCTACTACCATAGATAATCTGACCAGCATGGTTGATACTGCTATAAGCACGGGTAATGTTCCCATTCTTACCACGCCGATGCCGATTGATATAGCTGCTTCAGGTATGGGAGTATATACAAATCAAAAGAGATGTGATTTGGCTTTTGCTGTGAGGAGAATTGCGAAGGCAAAAAATGTCCGATTAATAGATTTCGATAGTTTGGCAAACAACGATTATAGCCTAATGATGGATGGCTTACATCCGAATCCTAAGGGCTATTTATTTATGGCTAACGCGTTAAGCTCTGTGTTTGTCTAAAATTTCACCAGACATGTGCTTCCATATGCCAATCTATACATGCTTTTAGTTCAGAGATTATTCTGAGCTTGATTTCAATCCGATCAGATTGGGATGATGAAGCTTTAAGTTGGCGTTGTAGATCACTTAGTTTTTCAGAAGAAAGATTATTAATGAAAAACTCATACTTCAGCTTTTCAAGCTTGGAATCAAGCCTTGGTTCGCTGAAGAAAATCCGGTAAAATCTGCTTTCAATGGCTTTGACTAAGTTTTTCATAAAGTAAAATTAAGAAAAACAAATATAAAGAATTTAAAATGAAAGGTTTTTTCTACACATTAATTGGATGGCTTGGAATCGAAGTTCTAAGTACCAACAATGCGATATTAATCAGGATACCTGAAGGGTCTTACGGATGGTATTTACTATTATTTATTAATTTCTTTTTTCTTTTTTATGGAATGTATTCAATATACAGGATTATTAAGAAGGCAATTAGATGTTATCAGTTTAAAAATTTTAGAAGAATAAAACAAAGACAAGAAAATGCCGGAAAAAGAAATCAAAATAGTGATCACTGATGGACTTCTTAATTGGCCATATTCTTCTAATGACTGGATTATAATTGTATTAGCAATATCTGCTTATTTCTTCAGAATGTATCTTATTTATAAAAATATAGATAGCAAAAATCCTAAAGTGATTGATTGGATAGGAATTTTTGTTCTGACAATATTAAGTACTATCTCGCTTTATGAGATGGCTCTTCATTATCAGTGGCCCCTGAAGGTTTTCTTTCTTCCATTCGCGCTATCAGTTATCCTGGCTAAGGATCTTTCGGATTGGCTATTTATGACCAAGGACGGAAAAGATTTTGTTATTCACACTTTTAAAGAAATTTTATCTGGAGTCCTAAAAAACTTCGGATATATCAAACAAAACAAAAATTCTGACAATGAAGAAAATAATACTACTGACGTTTAGTCTTTTTCTGCTTTCCTGTGGAACCAGACAAAAAAATTCAAAAAAAAACGAAACAAAAACTGAGGCCGAAATCTCAGTAAATAGTAACTCTGATGCTAATGTGAAAATTAACAGAAAAGATGCAGATCTGCATATTTTTGATCTATCAAAAACAAAAATTTCTGTGATACCTGCAGCAAATAAGTGCTCAGGTTCTCAAAGTCCAAAACATCCTCAGCTCCCCAGAAATATGAATGTAAAAGATTCAAAAGGAAATGAAGTAAATATTCCGGTTGATGAAAACTCGGGGATATATTTTGAAAATACTTCTGAGCATCAGACAAAGTTGAAAAGTTTAGAACTGAAGCTCGCGGCTATGGAGAAAGAAAACATTAATCTTCAGGCTGAAAAAACTTACCAGCAAAAACAAATTGAATCTTCAGTAAAAAGTAATAAACCTCTCTGGTGGCTTTATATACTGCTTTTTGTCTGTGGTGCTTTGTTCCTACCAACTTTAAAATATTTAATTGGAAAAAAATGATAACATCAAAAAAGGGAATTTCCCTAATTAAGGAATTTGAAAGTCTCCATGATGGAGATTTAAAGAAAATAGGCTTACAGCCAAAAATGGACCCATCAGAAATATGGACAGAGGGCTGGGGTAGGGCTATGAGGGATGGAAAAGGACGCTTTTTAAAAGGTATTGCCAACAAAGGTATTGCAGAAAAAACAGCGACAATCCATACAGCAGAACAAGCAGAACAAGCATTGGCAGAAGATTTGGTCCCCCGAGAATTAGATGTAGCCAGAAAGCTGAAGGTTGTGGTAAATCAAAATCAATTTGATGCGCTCGTTTCTCACTACTATAACACCGGAGGATCTTCAACATTATTTGATCTTATTAACAGGAAGGCTTCCAAAGATTTAATTTATAAATGGTTTACCGAAAGGTACATTATTTCCGGAGGAAAGGTCTTAAATGGACTGATCCGTAGAAGAAAAGCTGAAGCTGATTTATTTTTTAGTTAAAATTTTTGATTTTACTGAAACCCGTAACAAAAAGCGTTGCTTATATGCAACGCTTTTTATATCTTTACAAAGTCAAATTAATCAAAGTATAACTAAAAACCGAACCCAAATGTGATAATGATGGGACAAACAAAATGAAAAATTTTAAAAAATTTTCAGAAAAGTATCCAGATTCAGCTAAGAATCTTCTAGAAATGTCAAAAGAAGAAATCCTTGAACACTATGCAAGGGAAGTCGCAGAAAAGGACGATTTAGCAGATTTTAAACAAACGTATGAGGATGCTACCACAGACCTTGAGTGTATCGTGAATTTTGGAATTCAATGGTTGAAAAAGAATAAGAAAGGCGATAATTATCATATTCATATTGATAAGGTAATTGCCAAAGTAATCTACACAAATACGGAGACAGAATTCATTTAATTAAAAAAGCCCTCTTAATAGAGGGCCTTTTTTGTCAAATTAATCTTAGTTTTGCAACTAAAATCAGATGTAAATTTATGGAAAATAATATTAATTATAATTCTTTGATTTCAAAGTTAAAGACTCTAAAGGAAAGTAAAGGAGTATCTGATTATAAAATTGCTCAAGATTCAGGCCTTCAAAGATCTACTATAAAAAGAATTTTTGATTTGGAGACAGAATCTAAAGCGGGTAATCTATTTGAAATTCTTAGAGTAATGGGAATCAATTTTTGTCTTATGGATGAAAATAATGAAATTTTATGGAGATCTGAAAATAAAAATTAATTCTGGTTTACCAATTAAAATTATAAAAAGCACCTGATATAAATATCGAGTGCTTTTTTATTTTTTAGACTTTTTAATGTAACAAACTTTTTACAGGCTCTAAAGTAGTTTTGCGATATGAAAATATTATCGGAAATAACTGGAGGTACGTGGCTATTTAAGATAGACGCTCCTGAGCAGCTTAAGACTTTGGTCAATACTGTTTTGGCCGGTGGCAGAATCAACGAAGAAACACCAGAACTTTCAACCTTTTTAGGTGAAAAGCAATTTGACGAATCTACTGGAGAAACTAAGCTGATTAATAAAGTTGCTTACATTCCTATGGTTGGAACAATGACCAAGTATTCCGGAATGTGCATCAATGGCGCAGATAGAATTTGCGTTGAAGCGATGAAGGCTCAAAATGATCCTGATTGTATCGGTACTATTTTTCATATTGATGGCTATGGTGGCAATGGTGATGCTATTCCTTTATTCCAGGAAATTGCCCCAAAATTAACAAAACCCCGCATCAATCTAATTGATAAAGCTTTATCAGCTCATTATTGGGCAGCGATACTATTGGGGCAGTATAATATGCTTTCAAACGATCTTACCGCAGAAGTGGGCTCTGTTGGTGCGCAATATTCGTGGGAAAAATCTACTAACGAAATAATCATAGTTCGTCCTCCAGAATCTCAAGAGAAAAATCAAGATTTTATTGATGCTTTAGCCGGTGACTACTCAGCATTAGAAAAAAAACTATCACCTCTCGCTCAAAAATTCCAAAGTTCTGTAATGAATGCTAGACCAGGAATCAAGATAGAACACTTGAAAGGTGCTACTTACTATGCAGATGAAGCAATCAAATTTAACCTGGCCGATTCGGTCGGAACAATTAACGATGCATACAATTGGGTTTTGGCTAAATCAGAGATACAAAAATTAAAGTCTAAATAAATATGAAATTTTTAACCATGTTGGCAGGGTTGTTAGGCCTTGCATCAGTACCGCAGAAAGATAACAAAGTTGATCTTTCTGACGAATTAAAAACAAAGATTGACGGCCTTTTAGGGCCCGCGGAAGCTTCAACGCTTGTGGAGCAGGCAAACTTAGAACTGGCAGGGGTTGCCGATGCGCAGACGCAACTTCGAGAAGTTCAGGGACAATTGGCTACAACTACACAGCAGGCGACTGCTGCTAATGCTCAAGTTCAAACGCTTACTCAGGAATTAGCAAACAGTCAGCAAGTGATTGCCCAACTGGCAGATTCTCCGGAAACAATCGTTGAGACTTTGAATTCTGTGACTCCAAACTTTGGTGCGGGTAAAATTATTGCTGTTGCAGGTTTTCTTATGGGTATGCAGGGTGCAGTATTTGCGATGGATCGTCCTTGGAATACCAGGATTGTTGCCGGAATGTCAGCTCCTCAAACTGACTTCAAAAATGATTTGGTAATTAACACTTTAAATGAAGATATCAAAGGTTTTGTGGCAGAATATCCAACAAAGTTTGAAACCCTTTTTGAAAAAAAATACAATCTACCTGATCTGTGGAAACAAAACACGATTTTTGGTGTGGCTGATAGGTTGGTTTCTGCAATAATTTCAGTTGAGGAAGTTACTCAGCCTAGAAAAGCTGTTTGGGTTGCTAAAGGAGGAGTGACAATTCATCCGGAAGTTATGGAGGTACGTCCTACTCAAATTGATTTACAGTTTAACTACTGGAAGCTTCAGGCATTGGAAACTTCTTGGATGCATCAGTTTAACAGAGAAGGTTCTCAGGCTTACAAAATGAGTTTTATTGAGTTTCTTATCGTTAAATATCTTGAGAAGGCAAGGTCTGAAGATGCTGATGTATTGGTTAGAGGTGTTTTTTCTGAAAAACCAGCAGATTATGATAAGCCAGTTACTTATTTAATTAGAAATAATGGGGTTTTCAAACAGTTATTTGATGCTAGGGATATCACCCATAAATTCAGACCATACTACCTGGGTGAATTGACTGAACAGAATGTTTGTGATTACGTAGATGCAGCTATACAAGCGTTACCTCCAGATGTTAGAAATATGGATCTGCAGTTTGACTGGTCACCATATTGGATTAAGAAATACCAAACAAGAGATCGTGAAATTTACGGGGGTAATAATGATTATACAGGATTGGTTAAACATCCTCGTGACTATCCAAATATAGAATTTGTTCCTGTGGTACAAATGGAAGGTTCGAAATTCTTCTTTATTACATTTAAAGATAATGTAAAGCCGTTAGAATTTAAACCGGAAGAAAAATCAAAGTTAACATTTGAAAGATTTCTTCGTGATGTTTACGCTTTTGCTGATTATAAGCTAGGAATCGGTATCAATCACATTGGTTTGGAAACAGCAGATGATAATCCGTTAAAATATGAACTTCAGGCAGTATGGTCTAACACAGAGCCTCTTTTTGATAAGAATTTTTTCATTCCTGTTTTTGATTTTGGAAATGGGGTAGTGAATGCTAATCATAACAGAATTGCTCCAACGCCAGACTTCACCACGAATATTACATCCATTAAAGGAAATGTTGGCAGGTATCTTTTTATCAGAGGAAACATTTCTATGGTGGGTAATACCTTGGTGAAGAAAAATGCCGAATTGGTTCTGGGATCAGACTTCGATTTGAAGTCGGGTGGAACTTTAACATTAATCAAAGTTGGAGCTACCTGGAAAGAAATTTCAAGAACTGATGCTCCGGAAACTGTTTCTAATCAGATAGACTTTACTGATGCTACTATTGATTATGCAGACTCAGATAAATTCATCTATAAGGGTGCTGCTGCTGTTGATTTAGCTGAAATTAAAGGCGGTTCTGAAGGGAATACAATCAGAATTTTTGGAGGTGAGGCTGCTGGTTCTGCATTAACAGTAAAAGATGCAGGAAATATTAATGTAAATTCTGATTATGTCATGGATGCCCATGCTAAATGGATTGACTTAATCTTCATAAATGGAACTTGGGTTGAAGTTGAAAGAGGGTAAATAATAATAACCAAAAACCTCGCGAAGTATAGGTTAATCGCATTTTACTTATGAGAACAGATTTAAAAAAATCAAAAAATAACGCTGGTACTCCCACACCTAAGAAGGCTAATGCTATTGCAGCTTTGGTAGATGATATTGTCTCATGGCCGTCCGTAGATGAGGATGGAGTCACTTTGATTGGTAACTTCGCCTTTAAGCCAGGTACAAGTTTCTTTAGAATTTATATGACGGCTCCTACACAGGCAGCAACATATGAATCTTCGGGAAACCCAGATGGCAAAGGCGCAATGAATAAGTATATCGGAGAACATCCGGGAACAACCAAAGAGGCTATTTCATTCATCAAAAAACACATGGGTGAAGGTTTTATAATCATCTATGGCGGATGTGGTGGTGAAGAAGAAATGCGTGTGATGGGTTCTGAATGTCATCCATTGGTGCTCTCAGCAGCAGGGAAAGATGATAAAGATGGAAACATCAATACCTTGACTTTCGAGCAGGAAATGATTAACAGGGATTTTATTAAATTCTACAACGGAGACGTTTCATTTGCTGAACCGAAAGTTGTTGCAAACGAAAACGTGACTTTGGCAAAAACAGACGGACCTTCTTATCAGTTACCCACTGCAGCAGTGACGGCTGATGTAAAGTTTACTGCTTCTGATTTTGACCATGGTCAGATTGTAACAATAATTGGCGGTGGTGGTGCTGCTCCATATGTAATGAAAAATAGTCCAACGGGTACAATCCCGGTTCTGCTGAAAGAAGCAAGCAATTGGATTGCTTTGAAGGATTCCGTCATCAACCTCAAAGTTGTAAAGGCAGAAAAAACATATCTTGTGGAAGCTTCCAGAAAATAAATAACATTTGTCCTGTATATAAAAGCCGCATTTACAATGTGGCTTTTTTGATGTAACAATAAAGCATTCTTATACTGGATATTTTTGCTGTATGGAACAAATAAATGTTTATGATGCTTTAAAATTAATGAGGAAACTTTCTGCTGAAAATTTTCCGTTCAGTTTTAGTTTCATAAGCTGTGACCGATCAAAGAGATCTTCAGAAGGTTTGGTGGTAGTTGAAGAGGCTATTTTAACTAAAGGAATGCCTAACAGTAAATCAAAATATGCAAAAAATCTTATTGCGTATCAAAACCTAAAAACTGGTGAATATAGACAATTCTGGGTTCCGCTTTTAATGACAGTTAACAATAATTTACAAATCAGCCATGATAGAGTTTTTAGGAGATGATGCCATTGTCGGAGGACAGAGTGCTTTTACATTTGAAGTAATAGACAAAAAAAGACAGCAAAATGATCCTTATTTTGCAATGGAAGTATTTTCTTCTTCACCTTTTATGGCTGTTCATGGAGACTGGAGGGTTTTCCCCTATGGTGAAAATAATGATCTTCCAGTGCAAATTAGAAATATCGTTTATTCTAATTCGATTGCTCCAGGTATTCTGAATAAAAAAACCGGAATGAATTGGGGGAAAGGCCCGAAATTGTATGAAGAAACATTTGATGAAGAAGGTTCGCTTAAGAGAGTGTACAAAACAGATCCCGAAATTCAGCGATGGTTGGATACTTGGGATTATGAAAATTACATAGCACGTTGTACGACAGATTTTTCACATATTGAAAGCTGCTTTACAAAGGTGATCCAAAATAGAGGTTGGAGAATTGGAAGGGCTCCAATGATAAAATCTTTAGAGCATGTTTCCCCGGTTAGAAAGCCAATCGTTGCAGGAAAAAAAAATACACCTACTCACATATTGTTAGCTCAGGAAGATTTTCCGGAGAAGTATGATGCTTATCCTTTTTTCGATAAGTACAATCCTTTTAAATATCCACTGAGTATGAAGTATTCCAACCTTTATACATTTGCATCTGCATTTTTTAGTATTCCTCATATTTTGGGATCAATTCCGTGGATTATACAATCGACCAATGTTCCGAAATTTCTTGCCGCTTTAAGTAAAAATTCCATCAATATAAAGTACCACATTACTTCACCAAAAGAATATTGGGATCAAAAAAGAGATGATATCAAAGATGAGTGTACGCTGAAAAATATTGACTACAAAGAATCAATGTTTAAATCCTTCAAGAAAAAAATGTTGAAGTCAATAGAAATTGTCTTGTCCGGATTAGAGAATGCCGGGAAGTTTTGGCATTCTGAGCAAGTTCTTGTGGTTGAAGGGGTCAATGTGATTGAAATGGGGTGGAAAATAACGGTTATTGATCAGAAAATGAATGATACTGTAAGTGCTCAGATTTCGATTGCTAATAAGGCGGATACTTCAACGGCTTCAGGGGTTGGTGTACATAATGCTATAGGAAATGTTTCTGATTCTGGAAGCAATAGTGGCTCTGAGCAGTATTACGCGCTAAACAATTATCTGCAAACAGGAATCGATCTTCCTGAAATGGTCATAATGGAGTGTATGAATGCTGCTTTAAAGGCTAATTTTCCAAGTAAAAATCTTAAAATGGGATTATACCACGATGAAACGAAAAGACAGGAAGATATGTCTAAAGATGAAAGAAATTTAAAAGTGCTGAGATGATGAAGTTACTATTTAACCAGGAGGGATTCTCCCAAGATATAAAAAAGGTGATTGGTATAATCGATGCGGATTTATCATGGGACAGAATGCGTCCGTCACTTGAGATTGCGACTGATGAAATAGTTGATATTATTGGAGAAACTAATTATACAACTATCAGTGCTGAAGTTATTCCCGAGGGGCAACAAAGGTTTTTTGAATTGGTAAGATTTGCGATTGCTTTTAAAGCGTACATGCATTATGCTCCTACCGGAGATCTTGCAATGACCAATAAAGGCAGAACAATGAGACGTGATGAATATGAGGTCGGGGCATTCGAATGGCAGATTTCTAATCACAATGAGTCTTTAGAGAGGTTTTTTTATAAACACATGAATCTGCTTTTTAAATTCATGGTCAAAAATAGTCTTATTATTAATCTTGAAAAGTATAAGCATAATACACTTATAGTGCCTACATTGGCAGAGTTTGAAACGCATTATGGATTAAACGAATCTTATTTTTTATACTTAAATCTTTTACCAGGGTTAAGGGAATTTGAAGACTTAGAAATGCTTTCAAGAATTGGAGAAGTTCTTTACAATGACAGAAATGCATTGAAAGATAAAAAAGTTTTATACAATTATTTACAAAAATCCTCGGTTTATTATTCAATTGAATGGGGATTAAGGCATTTAGATATCCAGATGTTTCCTAAATCAATTTTCAGAAGTACAGAGTCTTCAGGGGGGATCAGTCCAAAATCTAAGACTGGACCATTACCGTCAGAGCTTGCACTTGTTTTTGAAAAAGATTATCACCGATATCTTAAAAAAGTAGAAAATGAAATGACATCATTTCGGGTGACGGTTCCGAGCGATGATTTTAGACTGCCTGAATTGGATTTTGATAATGACGATAATTTTGTATCAACATGATAGCAATTGAAATACCTGAGAAAAATAAGTTTCTCTATATGCCGGAGAATCTGGCTGAGTGTGATGCAAAACAATATGCAGATTTTTCAAAACTGCTTTGGATGGCGCAGGAAAAACAGATCAGCTATGATCAGCTGTGTTATATGGCGGTTTATCCATTGTTAAACCTAAGGAAATCAAAAAAAAAGAGTCCTGAGAAATATGAAAATATAATCAGACTTTCTGAATATATAGACAATTTCTTCGATAAGGATGAAGACGGAAATTTCACCGGAATCAAATTAGAATTCACAAAGAATTATCTTCCAAAATACAGGCTGTTTTATTCCTATTACGGTCCTGATGATGGCTTTAGTGATGTGATTTTTGGTCAGTACATTGACGGGCTTGATGAATATATTTATTATTCAAAAACGGGAGATATTAAATCTTTGCGAATGCTTTTTTCAATTTTTTATTTGAAAAAAAATGAAGTTTACAATTATCGTGTATCAAAAAAGAGAGCTGAAGGTATTTTCAGATATGTTGATATCAGGCATTTATACGGTTTCTTTTTGTTCTTTTCTTCAATGCAGTCTTTTGTCCTTCAAGGTGAAATTATGGTAATGGGAAATTCTATTGATCTTTCTATTATTTTTCAACCAGACTCAGGAGGTTTTGAAAGTACCATTCCCGGAACAGGCTTTAGGAATATAATCACGGACATGGCAGCAACTCAGGTTTTTGGCCCCTATAAGGGTGTTGAGAAAACGAATTTATGGGTAGTCCTGATAAGACTTTACGAATTGAAGAAAAAAGAATTAGACGACAAAGAAAAAAATAAAACAAATGACTCCACTAGAGCTTAAGGAAATGCTTTCAGAAATAAAATCTGAAATCCCCGAAATAAAAAGAACGATCTGTCTGATTGATGATTCAGATTTATCCGATTTTGCTTCAAATATGATGACCTCAGAAATGGTTTTGGTTGGTGTTATTCCATCTTATGAACATATTGGTAAGATCTCAGCATTTAAAACATTACCTGTTTTTCAACTGGATATTGTTGAGAAAACAGATTATTCAGCGATTAATAATGATGAGTTTGTTGCATTGTATGAAAGAACTCTTAAGATTCTTTTTAAAGTCCGTGATTTTGTTTTAGAAAAAATTGAAGATGGATGCTATCCCATGTTGAGTAATATCGATGTTACTTCAATGACTATTGATCCTATAAAGAAAAAAGCGCAGTGTAACGGCTGGAGTATGGATATTTTAACAGAATAATATGTCACTATCTGAAAGAAGAACCGCCGATATCGGAATTATTGAAGGCTTGTTTATTACCAAAACATTGCAGGAACAGGCTGTGTCAATTCTTGCCGATACTCAACGCGAAATGAAAGGCTTTAGGTCTGCCAGATGGAATAAGAGAAGTATGAGTGTTTCCGGAGATACATTGACCTACACGCATAATATAAACTTCAGGTTCTTAGATATGAAAGCTCGTGTGTCTAGATCTGGCTATAATCCTTCAACGACCAGAAGAAAAGCTGGGAAAGTTCAAAAGCAGTCTTTGCCGGTTCACAATAAGCCGATTTTCAGGCATAAAAGATACATTCAGAAAAGAATATCTTTTGGTTTTACAGATGAGATCCGGGGGATTTTTGAAAAAATGGCTCAGGAAAATAATCTTTTGAGCGGTCAGTAGAAAAAAGAGAGGACTTAAAAAAAATGTCCTCCAACAAATTAAAAACTTCTCACGGTAATTTAATTAAGCACAAAGCCCACAGTTGGAGGACAAAAAGTCGTCTGATTGTGGGTTTTGTGTTGTTATTACCGTGAGAGTTGCAAATATACAAAAACAATTATTTAAAACTATATTATGAATTTCAATTATGTACAGGCTCCTTTGCCATTTCAAGGACAAAAAAGGAGGTTTTTAAAATCATTTAAAGAAGCTCTGAAAGATTTTCCGGAAGACGCAATCTATGTCGATTTATTTGGCGGTTCGGGTCTTTTGAGCCATACTGTTAAGCAATTTTATCCAAATTCAGAAGTTATATACAATGATTTCGACGGTTATACTTTTCGGTTAGAAAACGTTCAAAAAACAAATTCTTTACTTTCGGATGTTAGGGAGATATGCTCTAAATCTATAGATAGAAAAGGAAAATTAAGTAACGAGCTTCACTCAGAAATTATAGGGAGGATATCTAAAGAAAAAGGTTTTGTTGATTGGGTTACAATTTCTTCTAGCTTACTTTTTTCAATGAATTATGCTACAAGTTTCGAGCAATTAAAAAAAGAAACATTCTATAATAAAGTAAGATTATCTGATTATTGTGTTGATGGGTATTTGGAGGGCGTATCAAAAGTAAGAGAGGATTATCAGTGTTTGTTTGCTAAATATCAACATTATCCGAAAGCTGTTTTTTTAATAGATCCTCCATATCTTTCAACGAACTGCAGCACTTACACAAATCCTGATTATTGGAAACTTTCAGATTATTTGAATGTCTTAAATACAGTAGATAACACATCTTATTTTTACTTTACAAGTAATAAAAGTCAGATAATTGAATTGTGTGATTGGATGAGTAAGAAAAAATGTTTTAAAAATCCCTTCAGCTGTTCCACCACTGTCTCTATAAATACGTCATTAACTCACAACGCTAAATATGATGATATTATGATATATCGTTATAAAAATGTTTAAATGGTAAAACAAAAACTAAAGGCAGTAACTGCGAATACAAGAAACTAAAAAAGCACCTACTTAGGTGCTTTATTTAAAATCAGCTTTTTGATTTAATTCAATGATATTATTATATTCTTTCAGGGACGTTTGGATTGAAATTGTACTTTCTCGAAGATTTACATTTTTACGTCCTCCATTTCCATCATCCGTCATGACTTTAATATTTTGTAATTTGATAACTGAATAAGGATCTTTATAATAATCATTTTGAATTTTTATAAATTCTTCCCAACTTACGTTCTTTCCTCCCTTCATTGAAAACAAATTTTTGTCAGTTGATTTTTTGATTTTCACTAATTTGAATAAATAATCTTCTGTACTGTCATTTATTTCTACTATCATACCAGGAAGACCATTAAATACATATGGACCTTCAGAAACCTGAACATCTTCAGTAAACCAAGCTGTCCAATGTCTTCCTCCATAATCTGCAAGTGCCTTTTGACATTTTAAGTCACCAATTTTTTTCGTTTCCGGAAGAAGTTGCCAGTTAATTTTCTCATTAACCTTAACGTAGAATATATCTCTTGTTGTTGGAAGAACTAGATATTTAAACACAGTGTGTTTATTAAGATCCTTTTTAATGTATAATTGATCATTAATATTAACCGGATATCCTAATCCATATCCATTTCCATAAAATATTAATGAATCGGATCTTCGCCTCATATCATCTCTAAAAACGGATTCATTATTAAATATGTCGAGATAGAATAATTTGGACTTTGTTGAGTCTTTATGAATGATAGAAGGTTTATATTTAACCTCATATACAACTGTTAAATTTTGAGCTGATGTAATTATACCTATTAGTAAAAAAATAAATGCAATATACTTTTTAACCATATCTAAATTTTAAATTATTACATTACAAATATAAATCAAAAACTCCCTCAAATGAGGGAGTCTTGCTTTGTTAATTTTCTATTACATACATCTCAAAGCATACCAATTACCAACGGAATGATCGTGGCCCATGTAAAGACCACATTCAAGACCATACTGGGCGCAACTATCATTATTTCCCATATTACACATGTCTCCATAACCACCTTTCACTTTCTTCAAATCATCTTTAGAAAGTTTTTTTAAATTTTTCATAATATATATATGTTTAAATTGTCCAGTAAATATATATACCATTTTTTATTCACCATTGCGGGAATCCGTATTTTTAAAAGTTTTTTATTATGTATAACAATTTTCTGTTGTTTCAGCTTCCGGTTCTGAACATTACGCTATACAGCGCAATTTTGTCTTAGCTTGTATAAAACTTGTACGTTCTTTTACTCACTAAAATTTGATTTAAATCATGAGAGAAGAACTAATGCAACCTGCTAAAGCTGAAAATGAAGTTTATTCAATACTTCAAAAATTAATTATCGGAAATTCTCCGGAAGAATTGGAAGATATGATCTTCCATGTTTTCGAACACGCAAATTTACAATCGGGAGATCTGTCGTCGGACGAAAAATCACTGAGATCAGAATTTCACATTGCAAGCAGAAAGATTTTAAGATTATTGTGCAAACATCCTGATCTGCTCAGGAAACTGAAAGATGCATAAAAATGAAGTCTGTTATTATAACAGGCTTTTTTAATGTAACATAGCAATTGCTTGCAATTGTCAAAATTTGTACAAAAATAAATATGAGTAAAGATGTATTGAAATACTTGACTTCTGAAGGTTTATCGCCACAAGAAGAATACAATCAGGGCTTAGCTTTGTTAATGCAAAATCCTGCAAGTCGAAATGCGGTAAGATCCTATAATAATAAGGGATTTTCCAAACAGGGTTTGGAAAATCTAAAATATGATCTTAAAAAATCATTTGGGATAAAAGATCAGGATATCCGAAAGTATAAAGAAGAAAATGTGCCTGTGATTGAAGAAAGAAATCTCGAAGTTTTCTTTGAGGAAAATACGGATAAAGTTACAGAACTGCTCTCAGAGATTACAGAAGATGCTAAGAAGGGAATGAAGCTATATGGTAAATATACTTTCTTACGATCTGCTGATTGTCCTAAAGAATATAAAATTTTAGTTGGTGATGCTATTACGGCATTCGAAAATTACAAAGCCGGTCATGAAGAGCTTTTTACTAAAGTCGCATCCTTGGCAGATCCAATACTGGACGAAAATGAAATCTTTGAAATTGCCAATCAGGTTTTGGAGGATTTTGAATTAAACAGAGAGATTCATGCAGAACTTCAGCATTATGCCGATACTGGCGAAATACTTGGTAAGCATGAGATTTTCGCAGATTATAATCTTGAAAAGGAAATTTCAAAGTTAACTGCAGCAGAACTTGCGGGCAGATCAAGTAATCTTAAATCTTACATTTCCAAAGCAAATAAATTAATTAATACAAGTAAGAATCCGGAAGAAGTAGAAGCTGCAAAGGTTCGTCTTGCTAATCTTAAAAAAGAGAAAGCTTTGGTTGATAAAACATTGAAAGCAAAAAAATAATTATGAAGCATAAGTTTTTCAGCATAAAAGAGTTGAAACAATCTCTGGAAGACAATCCTGATTGTGAAAACAATCCTATAGTTAATATTTCTCTGGAAATGCTTAAAAGTATAATTGCTACAAAGAAACCGGTTCCTAAAAAGGGGCCGGCTTTCTTCTCTTATAAAGGATTAAATATGAACTAATGAGAGATTATGAGGTAAGACTTTCGCAGGAGCAGTTGGAGGAGCTGGAAGACCTTTCCGGTGCAGGATATTGCATTGATAAAATCGCTCTGTATTTTGATATCCCAAAGAAAACAATGAAATCTGAATACATGCAGGAAGATTCCTGGGTACGTTACCATTATGATCGTGGAATCTTATTGGTTGACGCAAAAGCGGGAATAGAACTTTCAAAAAGTGCAGCTACGGGAAGTATTACAGCAATACAGCAATTGGCAAAACTTAGAGACTCTCAGAAGCTTGAAGAATTAAGGAAAAGAATAATGTATGGCGAAGAGATTGACTGATTATAATTTAAGCGATTTATATAAATGGATTGAAGCCGGACAGAGTACATCTGCTCCGGAAGAGTTTATTCAATATGTAAATCTTTTGGAGAAAATTTACCAGATGATGAACCGGGTAGATATCTACGGTTCCAAAGAAGCAATTGTAAAACACTTGGTTTCTTTTGAAGAATCTCTCAAGGGAAATAGAATTAAAGCGATTGATCTATACAATGAGTCTTTCGAATATTTTAATGCCGATGATAAGATATCTAAAAAGGCCTGGAGAAAGTTTTATGCCGCAAAATTGGATCAGGATTATGAAATGGCAAGAGCTGTATCTAAAGATGCTTCTGATTTCGAAAAAGCCTCAAGAATAGCCGACAAGGCTTATAAGTTTAGACAACTTGATCAGGAAGATCCGCCTGAGCTTCCTAAGTCAATGTTTGAAAAACCTCTAAAAGTTTACACTATGGACATGAATCAGTTTGATGTCGTAAATGAGGATCTTACCGATATCGAAAACTGGATAGATGAAAATACAAAAGAACTTTCTCCAAAAGCTATTGATAGAATAAAACAGGAAGCAATGATTCTGCCGATTAAAATATTTGATGATGAAAAACCAGACGGTTCGAATTGATTCGCTTTCGGTCTATGATGATGTAGAAGTTAGGTATTCCACTTGGCTCAAAATGATCACGGATCTTATGGAGCCTCAGAATCTTTTCCTGGTACTTGGAAGGGGTACTGGAAAAACGACAGATTACCTTTCCGAAAGATTAATGAATATATGCTATGAGATGCCTCATAGCTACATTGCTTTGGTGGGTAACACCTATACAAATCTTTTAAAAAATGTCGTTCCAGCTATTATTGAAGGTTGGAATCGTAAAGGCTGGATTGAAGGTATTCATTACGTGGTAGATCAGCCGCCGCCGGATCACTTTAAAAAACCATATAAAACTCCATACGAGTATAAGCATACCATTTCTACTTTTACCGGCAATTTCTTCAATTATATCTCCATGGATACACCCAGTTCCGGAGCCGGTAACTCTTACCAGCATTTAGCGGGTGATGAAACAAAATATCTGGAAAAAAATAGAATTGACAGATTATTCCCGGCACTGCGTGGGGATGCTACCATGTTTGCCAAATCTCCTTATTACTTGGGAGTAACTTTCACTACCGATTATCCGAACATTATTATGCCGGGTGAATACGACTGGATATTGGATAAAGAAAAAGAAATGAAGCTGCAGCAGATCAAATATCTATTGCAAATTTCTCTTGAACTTAATAAAACTTTGGCGGGTACGATCCGGGCAGCGAAAAAAAGAAACAAGAAATTATTAGCTACGCTTCAGAATAAGATGAAAAAATTATCTGTTCTGAAAACAAGACTTCGTATAAATTCTACTTTTTTCTATAAAGCTTCATCTTTTGTCAATGTCAATATTTTAAGGCTTGATTATTTCAAAACGGCCTTGGCAGCTCTTGGCGAAATAGAATTTAATACGGCCGTACTTTCCCAGGCTCCTATGGTAGAAGCCGGCCAAAGGTTTTATCTGGCATTCGACAATCGCCATATTTACGAGGACGGAATTATACGCGAGAATTACTACCGTTATCGAACCGGGGACGATGCTGAAACCTTTTCAACGGATTTGAAATATTGTATTCCAGATAAGCCTTTAGAAATAGGAGCCGATTTCGGAAATATGATTTCGATGGTTGTAGCTCAGCTTCAGGGGAACACTATCAGGGTTTTAAAAAACATATTTTCTTTAAGCCAGAAGACAGAAAAAATCTGCGAACGTTTTCTAAAGTTTTTTGCACACCATAAAAAGAAAGTAATTGATTTTTATTTCGACCGCTCGGCAAATGCCTACCAAGATGTAGGCCGTGACTGGGCAAACGAAATGAAAAAATTTCTGGAAGCTTGGCCGGACGGAACACCGACCGGCTGGACGGTAAATCTAATGTCAAGAAATCAGGGGAATATTGAGCAGCAGCTTGAATTTAATTTTGTGAAAGCTTTAATGAATGAAAATTATCGGGAGCTTCCAAATTTATTGATTGATAAATATCAATGCCGTCAGCTAATCTCTTCAATGAATGTTGCGAAGCAGATCGTGAAGAAAAATGCAAAAGGGATATCCAGAATATACAAGGATAAATCGTCGGAAAAACTTCCTAAAGAAAAACTTCCAATGTATTCTACTAATTTATCTGATGCTCTTAAATATCTATTATGTAGACGTCCTTGGTTGAGAATTTACCAAAATAAAAAAAGTACATTTTCTGATACAGAATTAACCTGATAAATAAATCCCCACTTATTAGGTGGGGATTATTATAAATATTGTGATAAAACATTTACCAATTGTCAGCAGGATTATCTGATCCTAATAAGAAAATTTTCAATTTCTCATTTATAGAATTAAAGTAATCCGCCAATTCGGAAGCGTATTTATATTTATTTCTAAATTCTCCATTTGTTTTTCGAACACGATTATATCCATTTGCCCCATCTGTCTTTGCTAAATTAAGCTCTATAAATTCAGTACTTGATAGTTGCGGGTATAAATAGTTCTTTTCTTGAAGAGAAATTATTTCAAATTTATATTTATTATCTTTTAATGATATTTCAATCTCATATTTGATAGGTAAGTATACCGAACCTCCTATGCCCGAATATCTCATTGCAGATTCGCTAACAGCCTCTATTCTGATATACTGATTCTCAATCATGCCTTTTATTGCTTTTTGAGGAGTATTAAATTTTCTATTAACCCAATCAATAACTTTTTTATATGCCTCCTCTTTTGAGATTCCAGGAATATCAGTGACTACATACTTAGCTAAACCTTCGTCAGTGATATTAAAAGTTTTGTCTTGTGCCTTTAAAGCGGTTACGAATAGTAGTATAAAAAATAGTAAATATATTTTCATGAAAATTGGTTAGGTTGCTAATTTACAAATAATTCGTAATCCAAAATTATGGGTTTCTGTAAAATACAATCCCCACTTATTAGGTGGGGGATTTTGTTACCGAACAACTATATATCCATCAAACGGATTGGTAGACAGTAAGTTTAAAGTATTTCCTAAATCAGAGTAGCTAACTTGAGAAATATCAGTCAACACTGCAAATGGATTCTGACTTTTATCAGGATAAAAATAAACTTGAATAATTGGTTTTCCATCAAATGGTTGTTGAAACTGATGAAAAATTTGAAACTTGTCACTTAATGGAAGCCATTGTTCCTTTGTAAATTCTATTGTCATTACTATAATTTTTAGAACAGCAATATACAAACAATTCAAAATCAACAATTACGGTTTCCCGTAGAATTATGACTACAATCATATCCGGAAAATAGCTGATTCATTATCTTTGAATAATTACATCCATTCATATTTCTTAAAAATTACACTTTGCCTCTCGTGAACCGGGAGGCTTTTTTGTGGATAACTTTTTAATGCGTCAAGTTCTGTCGTATAAAGGGTTTTGCTTTGTCATATAATGTGTGATACAAAATGTATCCGTTTATTTTTTGTTGATGTTTAAATTTGTATCAATTTTGAAACATGGAAATCGCAGGCTTAATTAAATCTAAGCACATAGATCATGTTCGGATCATTACTTCTGATAAAAAACAGGAGGTAGATGTGTTTTATACAGAGAGTAAGAAATTTGACATTGAAGAGCTCATTGAAAATGAAGTTGTGCTTTTCAGTGTGGCAGCTGAATCAATTGATTATTACGGATTAAAGTTGGCTAAATTCTGGCTTTTAAGTATTATTTCCCCAAAAAAGAAATTCGTATACCAAGGAAAAAAGCGAAAAGGTGATAATGAAAATAGTAATGAAGGCTGGGCAGATAGGCATACGAAATAATTGCATAATATTTGTACTTTGCAAAGTAAATCTAACATCATCATGTGCTATTACGTTGACGCAAAATTATCCAGAAAAGAAATCCGTGAGGTATTTAATGTGGAGACCGAGTTCACTGAATTTAAAAGTGAAAAGATGCTCTCGGGCTTTCGTGCAAAAGGAACTGTTGAAAAACCACTACCGATAATAACTGACGAAAATCCAGATACTGCAGTTATCGGGGACTGGGGTTTATTGCCGTTTTTTAGCAAAGACAGAACTTTTCAATCTAAAACATTAAATGCTGTGATTGAAGAATTGGAATTGAAAAATAGTTACAAAAACAGTATCAATAAACGATGTTTAGTTTTAGTAAATGGATTCTACGAATGGCGTTCGCTTGATAAATTTGGTAATCCTGATTCTGAAGGTAAAGTGAAACAGTTACATAGAATTCACTTAGACAATGGCGATAAACCTTTTGCGTTGGCAGGAATTTATAATATTTGGAATGATATAATAACATTTTCAATTTGTACAACGAAAGCAAATACTTTAATGGCTGATGTTCACAATTCAAAGAAAAGAATGCCGGTTGTTTTGAACGAAAATGATCATTTAAAATGGCTGAACAATCCTGACTATTTAGATTTTGCTCATCCTAAATATGATGTAAAATTGATTTTAGAAAACTTAGAACCGGAGAAAACCCCAAACACCTTATTTTAGCCATGGAAGATGATAAATACATATTTCAGCTCCTAGGAAATTACATTGAGGAAGATCCGGATGATATGGAAAACTTCTATAACGATGCTATGAATTTAATTAGGGGCGCTGCAGCAGATAAGAACATTGAATTTGATGGCTACTTCCGGGAACGTTGGGAGATCTCAGCAGATACAATTTTTGAATTCGATGAAGACTACTTTGAAAATGAAGATAGGCGTGATCTATATGTCTTCCTTTCAGCTTTGGTTGATGAAGAAATATTTGGATATTTGCATTATGTATGGCATCATGTTTTTCATGAAGATCTAAAAAAAGCTATTGTAGAGACGAAAATATTCGAACTAAAGGAAAAAGGAATAATTTTTTAATTTTTATCAATTAGATATATTTATTGTAAATTTGAAAATAGTTGAAGTCATAATTACATATTAATTATGATTATTTTAAACACCCCTACTCGTCACAGTAGGGGTGTTTTTTTGTTAAAAGTGTAAATCACAATTTTTTCAATTCCAACGCCTGCAACTCATTTTTCTGGGATATTTACCATAAAAAATATTTTGCAACATTTTGAGTTGTTGTAATTAAATAGATAATAATTCACTGATGATAATCTTTTTTAAACATTTAATTTATAGTGTTTTATCAATAACATTTAGCAGTTGCTTTGCTTAATTTTTCAAGTAATTTCCTGCTTTTTACAGGACTTAAAATATTTATAAAAAAGTGATTTTTGAGTCAAAAAAAAGGCTAAAATCAAAAATTAAAAACTGATAGATTTTATCAATATTCTGAAAATCAGCATTCTAACCTTCGTTAAAAATAAATAAATAAAGTTGATACAGCTTGAGGCCGACGCCGCCAAGAATCGAAATTGCGGTTGCAGTCGCCCAGATTGCTGGAAATATGGTCAGTTTGGCTGTAAATGCCCCTGTAGAATGCCCTGTAGGGCCGATTTTGCAACATATAGTCATTTTTAATAGTTGCCTTGTCATCAGTATGATGCACAGGTAGTTAGGGTCGCACCTTTTTTGATGTAACGTAGGTTGTACGGTCATCTGCCTAACATTGCCAATAAAAAAAAGAGATGGCAAATGTGATTTCGGATGAGATACTTAAGCTCAAGATAGTTGTCGATGGCAATGAGGCTCAGAAAAGAGTGCTTGATCTCGAGCAGGCCAACAAAGTATTATCAGTAAGGCTTGAAGATCTTACGCAGCAGGAGAAGGAGTTAGATAAACAGCGTAAAGCCGAAGAGAAGATCTTAAAGTCTAACACCGATAAGATAGGTAAGTATAATACTAAGCTTAAGGAAAGTGAGCTTTTCGTTATCAATGAAGTAAAAGCTTTACGTCAAAAACAATCTGCATATGAACAGGGGTCTAAAGAGTATGAGAAGCTGCAGGCTCAGATTGATAAGGTTAAGCAGAAGGCAGATGAAGCAGCAAAGGCGATTAATGAAGAGATACAAGGTCTCACATCGCAACAATCCAAATTTCAAGAAAACTTTGATAAGGCTAATACTGCCTATAAAAACCTACGTAAGGAGATCGAGGCTACAAATGAAGCGTTAGGAGATAATCGGTCAAAGATTGATGATGAAATCGGTGCCATGAAGATAATGGACATGACAACTGATCAGCTGACTAGAAGAGCTAAAGATCTCCGGGATGCGATGAGGCACATGACTGAGGGCGATACCCTTAATAAAACAAGAGATGAACTTCAGGAAATTAATGATAGAATAGCTGAATTGAATGCCGGGCCTGAGGAATCATCCTTCTTAGATACCTTCAATGAATATACAGGCGTTATAGTTGCGGCTGTAGCTTCCGTTGCTGGTTTCTTAATGAAAATGCAGGAAGTTGTTGATTTAAACAATGAATTGGTAGATGCTCAGACTGCGGTTGCTAAGACAACTGGTATGACTACCGAAGAGGTAAAAGACTTAACGGCTGCTTATACTGATTTCGACACCCGTACCAATCAAATTGATCTCCTTAAGATTGCTGAGATTGGCGGGCGTTTAGGTGTTCCAAAAGCCGAAATTCAGGATTTTACCAGAGAGGTTGACAAGGCTTATGTTGCGTTAGGTGATTCATTTGCAGGAGGAGTTGAGAAAGTTGCCGAAAAAATAGGTAAAATAAAAGGTTTATTCAAAGAAACTAAAGAATTAGGCTTTGGTCAGGCTATGAATGAAATCGGATCTGGGCTAAATGAACTTGGAGCAGATGGGGCTGCATCAGAAGAGAATATTGCAGATTTTGCTTTAAGAATGGGGCAGTTACCTGAAGCTCTAAAACCAAGTATTGCAGAAACATTGGCTTTAGGTGCTGCTTTTGAAGAAAGTGGTATCGATGCAGAAAGGGCTTCGTCTGGTTATATGACATTTATAAGAACTGCAGGAAAGGAAACTGCTGGATTTGCTAAAGTAATGCATATTTCTCAAAAGGAAGTTGAAAAGCTACTCAATGAAGATCCTATGCAATTCTTCTTAAAATTCTCGGAAGGAGCGAAAGGTTTAGATCCAGTCAAATTATCTCAAATTTTAGATGGTCTTAAGTTAAATAGTGGAGAGGTTATATCAATAATTGGAGCAGCTTCCGAAAATACAGATAAATTCAGAAATTCAATAGAGCTCTCTGGACAGGCAATGGATGAAGCTACCTCTTTGCAGGATGAATTCAATAAGGTGAATAATAACGCGGCTGCCATTTATGATAAACTTCAAAAGAAGTGGAAAGAAATCTACACCAGTGAAAAAGTTGCAAAAGTTCTAGCTTCTTTAATTCAAACTATAGGTAAATTACTAGGTGTTGTTGAAGACAGTACCGGAGGGGTCACTATTTTTAGGGAATCACTTCTATTTCTTACGAAAATACTTACCATTGCTGTAGTTTCAATATTCTCCTACAATACTGCTTTGGCCTTATCTGAATTAACTCTTGCTAAAATTAAGGAGAGATTGCTTGCCTATACGATAGTTCAGAAGGCAAGTAATTTACTAAATCAAACAAGTACGGTTCTTCAGAATATTTGGAATGTAACACTCGGTTACAGTACGCTTGCGTTAGCCCGTCTAACAGGGTCTACTAATCTTCAGACTATTGCTCAGCAAAGATTAAATCTAGTTACAGCAGCAAATCCTTGGGTTGCGGTTGTCGGGGTAGTGATGGCTGTAGTGACTGCTTATATGTTATTTAAAACAAGTGCTGAAGAGGCGGCCGCTGCTAGCACTAAGCAAAGTAGAGCTTTGGAATTGCAAGGTGATATTTCTAAAAGAATCAATGATGAAGAATCTAAATCTGCTGCAGAACTCAAAGCTAAAGTTGAGCCGCTGATTAAAGTTTTAAAGGATAAAAATACGCAGTTGAGTGAGCGTAAGAAAGCTTATGATGAACTTATCAAGATTGCTCCGGAGTTTAAAGGAACTTTGGATGCTGAATTTATTGCAACTTCTAAACTTGATAAAGTGTATTCGTCTTTAATCGACAAAATAAAAGCTGCGGCAAAGGTTAGAGCACTACAGGCGATTTTAGATGAGCAATATCAAAAAAGAGAAAAATTAGCGGGGAAACAGGAGATTTTCACAGCCACTCAAGAGAAAAATAAGACTGATAAAACAATGCGTAATCCTGATGGCAGTGCCAAGGGGGGTATTGTATTAGTTAATAGTCTTGTCGAAAAAACAAATAAAGATTTAGAAGAGCTGGATGGAAACATTGATGATGTTGTTAAGAAAATAGCTGATGCTAAAGTTGAGAAAACAGATACTACTTCAAATTATACCCCTCTTCCGGAAAAAGAAAAAAAGAAAAAAATTACGGATGAAGACAAGGCAGCACGTAAAGCTGAAAATGCATATCAGGCCATGCGTAAGAAGATTCTTGAACATGCCGAAGATTATGACCAGAAAGAGCTTGAATTGGAAGCACAGAAACAAGAAGCCAACGCAGAAATTCAAAACGAGGGCTATGAAAAAGAAAAAGCGTTGCTGCTTGCAGAAGGTAAAAAGAGGGTTGCTGAACTTGAAAAACAGAAATTCAAGCAATCGGATTTTGACGATATCGGCAGAATCATAAAAAGAGAAAAGGGTGATCTTAAAAAACAGTTTATCGCAATCAAAGAGCAATGGATAAAGGAAAATAAGCTGGTAGAAGATACTAAAACTGCTGAAAAAGAAAAGACCAATTTTAAGCTTCGTTCTCTGGACGATAAGTATACCGAAATTGGACTGAAAAAAGATGAAGAGGATCTGCAGAAGCGGTTGAATTTAATAACAAGAGAACAAAATCAAACGTTATCCGCCAATGTTTCAGTAAAACAACAGAAAGAATTTCTTGCATCAAAAGGATATACAGAAGAATCTTTAAAATTTATTAGTAATTGGGAAGAGGGGAAGACAGCTATTGAAAAATACTATCAGAAGCAAAGTCTCCAGGAGCAAGTTACATTCTTCCAGGAACAAATTGCGATGTTTGAAACGGTTGCAGAGTTGGCTCCTGAATTTCTTACTGAAGATCAGCTTGAGCGAATTCAGCAATATAAAGATAAGTTAGCAGGTATCATTGCTGATATTGCTAAAATTAAAAAAGGCGACGATCAAAAGCTTGGTGGAAAACTCAGCTCCTTCGGTGCTGGTAATGCTGATTTATTTGGTCTTACTCAGGATCAATGGAAGGCAATGTTTACCAACACCGATAATCTTTCTGAAAAAATTCAAAAAGTCGGTGCAGCAACTCAGATTGCTCAAAATATGTTTAGTGCTTATTCTGGATTTGTTCAGGCCAACGAGCAAAGAATGCTTCAAAAAATGGAGGTTTCAAGTGAACGAAAAAAGAAGAAATTAAAAAGTCAACTTGATTCAGGCTTAATTACCCAGGAGAACTATAAAAAAGAAACTCAACTTCTTGATGCTGAGTTAGACAGAAAAAAGGCTGAACTTGAATATAAAGCAGCCAAACGTCAAAGAGATCTGCAAATTGCCCAAGCAATTTCCGGGGTCGCAATGGCGGTAATTAATGCAGCACAGACACAGCCATTTTTCCCTTTAGGTTTAGCGATGACTGTTTTAGCCGGTGCAATGGGAGCTGTTCAATTGGCTACTATAATGAGTACACCGTTACCGAGTGCTCCAGGAGCAGAGGACGGGCTTTATCCGGTTCTCAGATCGCAAGACAATAAATTGTTCAATGCAAGGCGAAGATCTTCGAAAACGGGTGTTTATGATGAACCAACACTTTTGGTTGGCGAGGCAGGCCCCACAATGCCAGAACTCGTTGTTTCGGGAAAAACTATGAAGAAAATTGATCCTAATATCCAAAAAATGTATATGGAAGAAATTCGAAGAGTTGAAGGTTTTGAAAATGGACTATATCCGAAACAAACTGTTTCATCCGGTAGTGATGAAATGCTAATTAAGGCATTGGACATTATTAGAGATAATACAGAAGTAATGATTTATTTAAAAAACAACGGTGTAAGAGGTGTTTTTGAAAAATCTGCTCGTACTGGGAAAGATATTAAAGATATGACAAGCGAATACGATAATTTATTAACTAAAAACAGACATTAATATGCCTATAGAATTACCAGAAATTCCAGATTATATACAAGCGTCAACGCTTACTACTGACGTAAATTGGCAGCACGGAAACCCATTTCCTCCAGATGTAAAAATTAATGTAAAAGCTTCTACGCAAAATGTTGGATTGTATGGTTCGTATAAGATTGTTCTATATGGTAATGTTAATAATACAGACATATATCCTATAGAAATAACTGACGGTACTAATGTAATCTACGAGTTTGTAAATGGATCAGGGTCTTTTAACAAAAATGCATTTATAAAGTTTAAAGATTTGGAGCTTTTAGGCGCTGGATCATATCCAATTGAGATTTTTTTCACCTATTATGGTGTGAATAATGAAATTGGATACTATTTGAATGAGGCAAGTGCATTCTTTACTTTAAATATTCAGGGAATTCCAGAAAGTATCATAACTGATAAGAATGAATATAATTTAATTTATAATAGACAAAATAATAGCCTTACAGGAGATTTAAATATTAAAATCATTGGAAATGTTAATAATAGCCCGATGCGATTTTTCAATAATTTAGAAATCTTTAAAAATGTAGATCCAATTGTAAATAACTCATTGGTTTTAGAAGAAAAATCTCCACTTATATCTAATTCAAATCTTCCTATTGAAGGCGAATATGAAATAAGTTCTGCTATTTTTAAAAAAATTGTTGGTGGGCCATACGTAAATGTGAAATCGTTCCTTATTAATTTAATTGTGGTTAACGGAGATATGATGATAACTCCTAAAAGTCTCAATTTTTCCTTACTCCAATCAGCAGGAGAAATAAAAGAGGAGGTGTTAAAAGTAATTAATCCGTATAACAAAGCTTTTACAATAGAAGGTCCTTACTGGCTTGAATTTTCCATAAATTCAGGATCTCAGTCAGCAGAAGTAATTATATCAACTTTAAATTCATCAAACTTACCTATAGGAGAACTAAGTGACAATATTTTGATAAAATACGAAGACAAAACAATAAGTATTCCTGTCAGTTTATCAGTGATTAGTTTTATTTTTCTGTCAGGAATCGAGACATATAATTTTTGTTTAGATGATAAAATTATAAACTTTATTAAACGGGAATTATCTTCTAGATATGTGAGGTCTACATTATCAATTAAATTTCAAAGTGAAGATAAAACAATTAACATGGAAGTGCCTCTTACTGTTCCTTATTATAATGAAAAGGCCTCTTTTGATTTGGGAGCTAAAATTCACCAATATTTTTTAAGATTAAAAAAAAGCATACTTAAAGAAGAAAAGAAGCCGGATAAGTTTGATAATAAATTATGGATATATCCTGCGGAAGTTAAAATTCTAGTTGAAGAATTGGATGTTGATTATAATGTTGTTCACTCGGAAAATGTTGCAGCTATACATTTTTATCCTGGTAAAAAACCCGCAGCGTTTCCACTACTTTCTAATAACTTGATAAAACAAAGAGTTGCAGGATCTAAATATATTTTTGCTTACATACAAGGCTTGATTTTACCTAATAAAATAGGAATCGGAACTCCAAATGTTTTAGCAGATGGATTGGTTACACGCGTGAAGATTGAAGATGATGAAGATAAAATAATTTTCCCCAGAAAAAAGATTTTTCAAATCACAGAAGATAAGCAGCTTGTGTATTATACCATCCCAAACAATGGTCCTCATGTAATTAATCTGCAGTATGAAAATCAGAATCTATGTCCAGAATCCTTCAGCTTTACCGGACATTTAAAGAAAACTCCGGAATATAGCCATGTTTACGATCAAAATGTTCTTTCATCCGTCAAAGAGAAATATGATGTGACTAAAATTACTACCTGGACGATAAATACGGGATTTATTCTCGAAAAATGCACTCAAATAATTGATGAAATAATCATGAGTAAATTATGCTATGTTGAGATTGATAACAAGGTTTACAGGGGGTTTGTTATTGCTCAAAAAATTGTTGCTGCTGACTCTAGCTTAGAATTAATTCAGTTTGATTTAGATTTTATATTATTAGAATAATGGAAATAAAATTTTATACAAATAAGGGGATTCTTGATTTGTCTAATGTGAAATTTAGTACACAGGAGCAGAATTCAATGATGAGTGACAGGGTTTTTACTAAGTTCTTTTTTCCTTTTGTAATTAATGTTGATGATCTTTTTTTTCAAACCTTTGGTGATTATTTGAGTGATGAGAGTAAAGATGTGGAAGTTGTTATTGAAGGACATCTTTTTCACGAAAACAAAACATATCAGGCAACATTGACGATTGAAAGTATTGAAGGCTATGTGTTGACAGGTCAGATTGATTATGGATTTGAGGAGATTCCGAACTTTGATAAAAAGTTAAGTGAACTTCCATACGAAAAATTCAAAGTTGATGATATCTATTCATTTGCCGAAGGAATTGTTTTGAAAAAATGGCCCCAAACAAATTATAATTTTCCAAGGATTTTCACTAAGAAATTTGGTTCTGATGATATATGGGATAGTTTTGATGGATATTATAACGATAGTGTCATTGAGAATAATCTGCCAAAAATGAAAAGGAATTATATTGATGGTTCTGGAAATATTTTCAATGTAAATATTATACATCCATGTCCGCATTCGATTTATATATTAAAGGTAGGTTTTAGAGATGCTGGCTTTGACTTATTAGGAGATATATTGTCAGATCCGGATCTCCAGCAAAGATGGGTTTTTTCAGGTACAGACTATTTTACGATGAAATCTCAGACAAGATTGGAAGCGAAGGCAACACAAATGGATTACTATCAAGATGAGCCTTGGACTGGTTTGATTAATGGACAAGTATATAAAAAGCGAAAAAGATTGTATGATAGAACTTTTTATGATTTAAAACCGGGTACCTATAAAATACAGGGATCGTTTCGAATTCAATCTTTTTATGGAAGAATCGTTTGTAGAATTACTGCTAATAATACCATAATATGGGAGCATAATGTATATTATACTCAGGGGTTTCTTGATAAGGTTTTTCCTACTGATATTTCCGTCCCGTTAAACTTAACCTCCAATAGAATCAGCTTTTTTGTTGAATATATTCCATTAAACTCTGATGCCTCTGATTATGATGTAATAGGCTTTAGGCTGACTTCAGACGTTTTAACAGATGATGGCGCGAGTGAAGAAGACACCAAAGTGGTTAACAATCTCAATGAAATAGATTTAAGCAGAGCTGTTCCTGAAATGACATTTGGAGATTATGTCAATGGGATAAAGAACTGGTTTAATTATGATATGGATGTTGTAGGAACTAAAATTTATATGAATAGATTGGGGAAAAATGAACCTTCTAATGTTCAGGATTTTAATGAGTTCTCAGTAAAAAATCCGAAAAAGACATTTCTTAAAAAGAGATCATTTTTGATTAAATTTCCAGACCTGCCTGCGCCTTATAAGTTGGACAGTATATATTATGATTATAAAGGTGTAAAGCTGAATGGTCTTAAAAATGAGAATACTTCAGAGGTTGAAATAAATGGATATCCCCTTCCTGTTGCAAAGCCTAAAGAAACTAGTGTGCCAACGGCTATTGATGCATTGGAATCTTCTGATGTCATAGGATTGGTTTTTTATGATGGATTAATTGGGGGACAGAACAATTCGAAGAATGTTCCCGGATGTGCACATCCCGAGCTTTTTAATAAAAACTTTTTGCAATGGTTACGTCAAAGAACTATAGGTGTTCAATATCAATGGCAAAAAGAGGTTAATGCTGAGCGTTTTAGCCAGGTGCAAATTAAAAATCATATTTTTTGCAATAACAATATACATCTGATTGTAAGTTTGAACAAAGATAAAGTTGGTGACAATACCTATCAAATAGATATTGTCACCGAAACTATCAGCTAATCCATTATAAAAGAAGCCATATTTGATTCTTTCTCAACAATATGTACATAAATCATCGTCGTCAGAATACTTGAATGATTTAATATCTGTTGCAAATCTCGTACGTTGCCGCCTTTACGTAGAAAATTGGTGGCAAACGTATGTCTGCCGGTGTGCATTGAAACATTTTTCTTAATGTTTATGGTATTTAATTTCATTATAGTTTTCAATGTTCGATTGATCGATTCAGGTGTGATCTGGTTTACAAACAATGCTGGATGTCTATCTATAATAGCTTTAGCTGTATTATTAAGCACAATCGTATGTGGTTTATCTGTTTTTTCGGAATGAAACGTCACGGCATCCCCCTTGAAATCGATTCTTCTCAACTTTTGTATTTCTGAAATCCTTAAACTTGTATAACATGCGAAAAGAAAGTAACCTAAAGTCAACAAATGTCCTCTATCAATGTTATCACTAAAATAGTATTGCTTTAAAATTTCAACTTCGCGAATTGTCAAATTGGTCTTGGATCCTTTCATGGAGCCCACCTTCAGGTCATCAATGTCAAAATTTATAAATAACCCGTGTTTCTTTGCGAGATTAATGAACTTTTTGATTGTCTTTATGTTTCCGGCAATTGTTGTCTGCTTGTTTCCTTTAGAGTACAAGTAGCCTTTATAATCCTCAAAAAAGCCCAAAGTCAAACTACTGAAGGGAATTGGATGCTTATAATTTTCAAGCTTTGTGATAACGCTTCTTGCCATCCGTTTAGTAGAATCTTTTGTAGGTACTTTCTCCAGGTGGTGTTTTGCAAATGATATGAAATCATATTTTGGAGTTTTATTGAAAAATTCATTTCTGAAAGTTTTGACATCTAAATAAGCAGAACGAGATAGACGGTAATGTGTTTTAATTTCTGTTGTTTTTGATTCCATGTTATCAAGAGACAGATTGATGTCTTCATTGTCAAACTTCTTTTTAACTCTACGGATGTTATTATCCCATCTATCCGGATTTGTATAAAGACCGGTTGGAATACGATCTCTTTCTCCATTTATGGAGACATCATAAAAAATCTGGCACTTGCCGTCTTTTCTTTTGTAATTGTTTAGGTAAAAATGTGTGGTAATTGTCATAAATTTTGCATTTGTGACAAGCTCTGTGACAAGAAATGAAGGTCGGTTTTGAGTCAT